GGTAAAACTACAGTAGCAAAAGCTATGCTAGAAGAAATGGGTTGTGACTATATTGTTAAGAATGGTTCTTTGAATGTAAACATTGATACTCTTCGTTATGATATTTCAACTTATGCTTCAGCAGTATCACTTAGCGGTGGACGTAAGTACGTAATCTTTGATGAAGCAGATTACCTCAACGCAGCTAATGTTCAACCTGCACTACGTAACTTTATTGAAGAGTATTCTTCAAATTGCGGCTTCATCTTCACATGTAACTTTAAAAACCGTATCATTGCACCTCTAAGATCTCGTCTCTCTGAAGTTGATTTCTCTATCGAAACATCAGATCGTCCAAAGCTTGCAGCTCAATTCTATAAGCGCGTACTATCAGTTCTTGATAATGAAGGTGTATCTTATGCTAAACCTGTAGTAGCAAAGGTTATAGAAAAGCATTTCCCAGATTTTAGGCGTGTACTCACTGAGTTGCAATCATACGCAGCATCTGGTACTATCGATGAAGGTATTTTTGTTAATCTTAAACAAGAATCGATGGATGAAGTATTTCGTCTTCTTAAAGTTAAAGACTTTACAAATATGAGAAAATGGGTTGCACGCAATTCTGATCAAGACATGAACGAAATGTTTAGGCGCATCTATGATATGGCATCTGAAAAGATTGAACTACGATCTTTACCAGGCTTTGTTGTTACTCTTGCTGACTATATGTATAAGGCTAACTTCGTAGCAGATCTTGAAGTTAACATGGTTGCTTTCCTAACAGAAGTAATGATGGAAGCAGAATACAAATGAGCACTTGGATTAAAAAACTCATAGGTATGCACACGTGTTGGCATTGTGAAAAGCTAATGAATAGAAAAGATGTGTACAGTGTTGACGTTGATACGTTAGATGGACCAATGAATTTTAAAATGTGCAAGCCCTGTGCTGAAGACCTTGATGATATGTTAAAAGAATTAGAAGAAACAATTGCAACAAGAGATGAAATTGGAGAATTGTGAATGGCTAAAGAAATAACACCATTTGATTTTATGAATGCTGCATCATTCTCTAAGGATGATCTTATAAGTAAACATGATAATCCAGAAATGGCTGAAAAACTATATACACCATACATCGTTAACAGAGGTTTTGTTAACTTTGAAGACACAATACTCCACGCTAATGAAATGAATATGAGGCCACACCTACCTGCTAAAGCTCAATTCGACTATTATCGCACAGCATTACGTAAACGTAAACGCTTTAGCAAATGGCCAAAAGCAGAGAAAAGTACAGATCTCGACGCAATTCAAGAAGTATATCAATGCAACAGGACAGTAGCAAAGCAGTATCTTAAAGCGTTAACTAAAGAAGATATGAAAGTTGTTCATTCTAAACTGGAAATTGGGGGATCAACGAGGTGAATATCATTATCTGATAAATAATCGTAATGGTTTAACAGTGAAAACCGTTCCATACATAATAATAATAAAAAGAAGGTGTTGTGGTTATGAACTCAGAAGAAGATATTTTTAAAGGTGTAGGAGTAGAGATTGCTTTACCGACACCAGACAGTTTCCTTAAAGTAAAAGAAACATTGACTCGAATTGGTATTTCGTCTCGCAAAGAGAAAAAGCTATATCAAACATGTCACATCTTGCACAAGCAAGGTAAATACGCAATTCTACATTTTAAAGAGCTGTTTATCTTGGATGGTAAGAAAGATACGTTCGTAGAAGAAGATGAAGCAAGAAGAAATACTATCGTCAACCTGTTAGAAGAATGGGATTTAATATCTATCGTTAATACTGAAAAAGCTCAAGAGCCTATAGCACAAATTAACCAGATTAAAATCATATCTCACAAAGAGAAAACTAACTGGACACTAGAAGCAAAGTATAATATTGGAAAGAAGTGAAAATGAAAATCTTTAGAATGAACGAAAACGCTGAATTACCCACATATGCAACAGAAGGTTCAGCGGCCTTTGATATTAAATCCTGCTTCAAACGCGGAGATAAAATTAGAGCATATAACAACTGGAACAAACAAGTACATATTGTAGTAAAGGGTGTAGGCACTAATCCTAACTCTTTCCAGCTTCCTCCTGATACAAGAGCGTTAATTCCAACTGGTCTAATTTTTGATGTGCCGGAAAAGCATGTCCTTAAGATGTTCATTAGATCAAGTGTATCACTAAAGAGAGGCTTAGTACTGGCAAACGGTACTGGAATTATTGACTCAGATTACGTCGATGAAGTATTCATTATGATTAATAACGAAACAGATTCGTTAGCAATTATAAACGGAGACGATAGATTAGCTCAGTGTATACTAGAGAAAAACACACAAATTAAGTTATCAGAAACTAAAACTCAACCAGCCCAGAAAACCGATCGAGATGGAGGATTTGGTAGCACTGGAGAATAGGCGATTGTCATGTTTAAATATTTAATACTACCATTTATTGCTACTTCTGCTTTAGCACAAGATAGACCGTTTGATGCAAGGATGCCTTGTAACACGATGGAGTTTGTAGCAAATCAATCTGTAAAATACAAAGAAGAAACTTTATTTAATGGCAAGATGCTGCAACAACACGCATCTGGTCAAATGGTAAATTCTACGTTTGTATTCACAGTTAATCAGGATACGGGGACGTGGAGTATGATTTCTTTGTTCCCTAACGGCATTGCATGTATGGTAGCGAACGGAACAGAATTTGAACCTTATGTAGATTAAGGTTGTACTTTTGATCGTAAACGGTGTATAAATAATAGTATGAATGCCATAACGGGTTCATACATTTATCTTGCTTATTTAAGGAGAAACACAATGACAAGACTAGACACAACTATGCTAAATGATCCATTTTTTATCGGGTTCGACCGAATGATTGATAGAATGTCAAGAAGCACACCAGGTCAACAAAGTTACCCACCATATAATATTATCAGAACAGGCGACGAAACGTACGAGTTACAGTTGGCAATCGCAGGTTTCAAATATGACGATTTGGATATTACTTTGAAAGAAGGCATGTTAAGTATTGAAGGAAAACAAGACAGTGACGATGAAAGAAAATATCTCCACAAAGGTATTTCAGCTCGATCGTTCAAGCGTACATTCACATTAATGGAAACAATTAAAGTTGATAACGCAAGTCTCGTAGACGGAATTCTTACAGTATTTCTTGAAAACATAATTCCAGAAGAGAAGAAAGCTCAGAAAATTAAGATTAATCGTGAAGATAAATCAGAACGTGAGTTTCTAAAAGGGTAACTACTTAACAGTTCGCGGGAGGCCTTGGTTAGCCTCCCATTTTTATGAAAACGTGTGAAGGAGAGACTATGAATATTTTGAAGAAAATTGCAATGACACTTGGTATTGTTGCAATGTCTGCCACAACGGCAATGGCAGAAGAAAAGACTAAAGTTGGATTTATTTACGTAGGCCCAACGGGTGATCATGGTTGGACATACCGTCACGACATTGGCCGCAAACAAGTAGAAGAAGCATACGGCGATAAAGTAGAAACGTTCTATGTAGAATCAGTAGGCGAAGGTCCTGACTCGGAGCGCGTGTTAACACAAATGGCTTTGAATGGCGCAGACATTATTTTTGCAACATCATTTGGTTATATGGACTCAGTGCTTAACGTAGCAAAAAAATTCCCAAATATAAAATTCGAACATGCAACTGGTTATAAGCAGAGCGAGAATGCTGCTAACTACGGCTTGAAACTATATCAAGCACGACACGTACAAGGTGTTATTGCAGGTATGATGACTAAGACAGACAAGATTTGTTATATCGCGTCTTTCCCAATTCCAGAAGTTATTCGTGAAATTAACACATTCTTCTTGGGTGCACGTAAGCACAATCCAAACGTAGAAATTTCAATTGCATGGGTATACACGTGGTATAATCCAGGCAAAGAGAAAGATGCAGCTAACGCATTGATTTCTCAGGGTTGCGATGTAGTAGCACAACACACAGACTCTCCAGCACCACTACAAGCGGCTGAAGAAAAAGGCGTATTTGGTTTCGGTCAAGCATCAGATCAGATGAAGTTCGCACCTAAAGCACAGTTGACAGCATCTATCGACAATTGGGGTCCATACTATATCGATAAAGTTGGACAAGTAATGGACGGTACATGGACAACTGGTGACTATTTTGGTCACATGAACGAAGGCGCAGTACAAATGGCTCCATTCGCAAACATGCCGCCAGAAGTAGAAGCAGAAGCACAACGTGTTAAAGATGCTATCACAGATGGTGAATTGTTTGGCTTTACTGGTCCAATCAACAAGCAAGACGGTTCAGTATTCTTAGCAGAAGGTGAAGTTGCAACACGCATGCAACTAGACACTATGATGTTCTACGTTGAAGGCATCAAATCACCAATGCCATAAACTAACAGAGGGGAGTCTAACGGCTCCCCTTTCTATAACATGGAGAATATTATGATACCTATTATTGACTTGAGTTCACCACTAGCATTACGACAGATCGAAGATGCTTATACAACAGTTGGTTTTGCTGTATTCACTAACGCTTTAAGTGATAAAGAAAACACCGATATGAAATGTTGGCAAGAAGAAATGAAAGCATTCTTCGCATTGCCTAACGAAACAAAACAAAGTTATCCTTACGAAGGTGAAACTAATCTAGGTTATAGCATGGTTGGTGATGAGAATGTTGATCCGACTGCACCAAAAGACCTTAAAGAAAGCTACAACTATACTAACCACAGAATGCCAGAACATCTTTGGCCAACTGAGCTAAACGGGTTTAAAGCAAACGCGTTACAGAGTATAGATATTGCAGATAAACTAACACTAAGAATTCTAGGAATGTTTGATACAATCTTGGATAGTGGTACAACATTAGTTGA